GTTTCTTCTGGCTATCGTCAATTGAGAATCCAAAAAGTTTTGGCATAGTATAAACCGTTTCCTATTATTATAGCACTATTTATTAATTTATGCTCTCGCCTCCAGCGTTAGCACCGACACCTTTAAGTGATTCGTAGTAAAGAACTTGTAGTTCTACTGTAAATTCTTCGATGGTATCTGTAGTTTCGTAAGAAAGATCCATCTGACTTAAGTTGGTTGGGAACACATCAAAGAACTTATATGTTCTAAGAGTTGAACCATCACGGTCTAGCTGGTGAATAAATGCATCCTGTTGATAATCTGCAGGATTATTAAATCCAGTAGCATCAGAAAGTCTGTTGATAACGTTCATCCACTTTTCAAAAGCAGAACGAATGGAGAAATCAGTATCGTTAATAACGGTAACTGTCCATGTATCAAAGGTTCTATCTCCAGCAATCTTCAGGATTCTTCCCCTGAAGTTTACATCGATTGGAGTGATATTGGAAGCAGGAAGTGCTGCTGCCTTTACCAAGAACCTAGATTTTTCTTTTACATCATTGTCGATTGCTATCGAATCTGGAAAAGCAAGTTCTACCTCAAATAGATTGGGTCTTGCACCACCACCGATTAACTTACTTTTAAAGTCTGTAATCTTTCTTAGTGGCGGTCTGTTAAGTTGGGTTGCCATTTGTTTTTTATACCTCTAAGTTAGTTAAACAGAACCGATTACTTCATCGAATGAAATCCCAGTTCTTGTAGCAACAAAGGTTAGACCGATGAAGTTGATAGAACGTGCAGGTTTCACAAAGATGTCTGCTACAAATTCATTGTTATCTATAACAGCAGCAGTGTTATTTGTTTCGTCACAAATAACTCTGAAGTCGTAAATACCTCTCTTTGATTGAACATCACGCATGAAAGGTTCAACGATGTTTACAAAATTAGTTCTTGTAATTTCGTCGTTGAATTCAAAGAGTTGGTCTTTTGCAGCACCCTTAATTGCTTGCTCAAGATAGATAAACAATCTACGAACATTAATGCGATCAAAAGCAGATGCCTTACCAAATCCAGTCTTATCTCCAAAGAGAACAATACCAGCACCAGGTGAGAAGATAATTGGATTTATTCTATTTGAATAAAGTGTATCTCTCTGTGCCTGATTTGGATTATAGGCAAGTTTTACTGCATTGAGAATTGCTCCTCTTGCAGTACCAGCAGGTGAGAACCAAGGCCAGTTGTTAATATCGTTTCTAGCACATAGACCAGCAATGTCTCCATTCATTGGTACATAGCGGAATGTATCGTTGAAACGATCATACATGTACTTGTAACCACTATCAAATACACCGTATGTGGTAGAAGTGATAGGAGCGTAGTAACTAACTAGATTATCTGTAATCTGTGAGTTTGAATATACTGTAACTGATCCAGCAGCAGTATCATTCAAGAACTGATTTCTAGCAGGAGAAACAAATGCAACTGCATCCTTTCTTTGCTCTGCAACAGAAATCACTTTATTAGCAAGTGCTTGAGAATCTTCCTTAGAATAATTTGAAGCACCCATTAAGACGAAGTTAACTTCATACTCATCTGGATTTTCAAATAATTCATATCCAGTAGAAAGATCACCGATAGTAACAGTAAATGAACCAGATGCTGTTACATCAGTAGTACCACCGTAGTTCTTACCACCACCAAGTGTTAATGTAGTAGCACCTATACCAGCAAAACTAATACCTTGTGCATCCTGATCCCATCCGTTATCAGAAGCATATGTCCAAGTTCCAGCAGCATAGTTAGTAGTTGTTATACCAGCAGGAGAAGAACCAGCAAAGATTTGTGATGAATTATTTGCAATATACTTTCTCCAGTTAGAAGGAGTACCAGCAGAGAACTCAGCATCTTTTGCTTTAGAAACATTTAAGTGCTTCTCTAGAATAGATCCTGCATTACCAGTAATGGTTCCAAGATCATCAAAAAGAACAACATGAACTTCGTCAAATCTTGAACTTCTTGCTTCAGCAAATCCTGAAGTTCCTGGACGTTCAGCAACGCTACTCCACTTAAGAGTTGAATTGCTTAAGTCAATTGTTTGTGCATCAAACCAGTCTGCTTGTGAAGCAACTGTAGTTGTGGATCCACCACCTGTATTAGATGCAACTTCATAACTAAGTATTTGACCAGCGTTAAACTTATAAACACCACCTGGTTGATAGTCCTTATATGTTTCTATTCCTGCTGCAGATACATGAGCAGTGAATTTAACATCAACATTAGCACCAGATACTTTAGTAACAATTCCTTTAAAGTATCCATCAAGTACTGATGTTGAACCAGCACCAGCAACAACTGTATTTGGTGGAACCGCTTGGGTAACACCAACTCCAACAGTTAAAGTACTAACACCAACTGTTAATGTTTGGTCTGATTGACTATCAATGATAGCAACCTTAACTCCATTTGACCAAGAACCAGGGTTCCTAGAAGCAGCAACTACATCAGTAATTGTATTGGAATCATATCCTTTATTATTATAGTCGTCTAAACTATCAATTCTGACGCTACTTGCTGTTCCAACAAATCCATTTGTCAGATCAACGTCTGCAGCTCTTACGACTCTTAGCAAACCACCGTATGCGAGATAAGAAGATGCAACTAGGAAATGCTCGTAGTGCTTATCTGTCTCTGCTGGTTCACCAAAATTATCTAGCAGATCTTGCTCGTTTTCTACAAGAATTGGTGTGTTAACAGGCCCTTTTGCAAAGGGAGCGACTAAAGCACCAACATTAGCAGATGCAGTATCAACTCTACCTATGGTAAGGTCAACCTCTTTTACGACAATCCCAGGAGATGCTAAATTTATAGGCATCTTTTACTCTCCGAATCTCAGATTATTTCTGAAATTATTTATTGAAAAGCATATTTTCATTGGGGAAACAGTACATGAACATTACCAATCTGGGTATCCCCAATCTGTAAATGGTTTCCTTTTTCGGTTTTTAACTACTCTTCTTATTGTACATACCTTACATTCATATGCATAAGCAGATGGTAAAGAATTTCTATTTTTACGTGTTAAATAAAAATCTTCTATTAAATTTTTTACTTCTCCACATTCTCTACACTTTCTCTCAGTAAATAATAAATGTTCTAAGTCAACCTGATCATCTAAGTCCATTTACAATACTTGAATAACTCCATAGCAATCAGGAATCTCATGACATAATTTAGATTCTATACCCTGCTTTAAAGTCATAGCACTCATAGCACATGTAGAACATGCACCACCTAATCTCACTTTAACAATGTTTGTTTCTTCTTCGATTTCAACAAACTCTAACCACCCACCATCTGCCTCGATGTAAGGTATAAGGTCTTCAAGAACCTTCATCACATTTTCTTCAGTTAATTCCATTACAAATAATCCCACATATAACTCATACCACCACCTTTATCACCATATTCATCTACATGCCATCTATCACCATCATTATCAACAAAAGTTTCCTCATCATTAACACCATCTGAAATAAATCCAAATGGAGCCATATCTTGTTCTATCTGATTCTTTTGTTCCTCATATATTCTTTTACGAACATCATTATCAGTCATTTCCTTGAAATAGTCCTGTGCAACTAACCACGAAAATATAACAAGACACATTGCTAAGTCATCATTACATCCTTCTTCTGCTTCAAATGATTGATGCTTCTGTGCAAATGTGGTTAATTCTGAAATAATATCATAATCACAAGTAATTATTTTATCATCCTCTAATAAAGTTTTTAGATTAGAACATCCTAATTTTTTAACAGCTGAAGTTGTTCTTACACCAAGTTGAGTCTTCTTTCCAGAGAATCCCTGACCAACAACTTGACCATTTCTTCCTCTCATAGAAGCCATTAATATATTTTCATATTCAAGATCGTAAAATAATATTGATGCAACCTGATCTCCAATATCATTTACTTCTACTAAAACGTAAGCATTATTATACGCTTTAGCAATATCTCGTATAATATTAGGAAATAACATCGGTTTAATTTCATTATTCCGATATTTTGCTATAACTTTATATGGAAACTCAGTAACATCAGCAACAATAAATGCAGAGTAATCATTACCCAAACCCCTTGCTACATCTACAGTAATTATATAATTATGATCTTCTTTAACTCTTTCGTATATGTCTAAACCTGCACTTCTTTGAATTGGTTCCTCATATACCAAATTTCTAAGTTTTGCTGGATTAATAAGAGTATTAACAGAACCTAAGAACTCACATTCAAACTCAACCTTAAACTGTTGCTCTGAAGTGTTTGCAATAGTTTGTGCTTTCCATTCAGCATCTCTACCTGGAACTTCGCTCCAATGAACATCAGTAGGAATATATTCATTCTTCTGTCTTTCTGCATCATGCCAATACCTATAAAAGTGGTTCATCCCATGAGGGGTAGATACCATTATTACTTTCGTTGATTTACCAGAAGTAATAGTAGGATAAACAGAGGCAAAGAACGACTCAGCAATGTGATTCGGGACGAAAGCGAACTCGTCAAGAAAGAGGATATTAAAGGACATACCTCGGACAGCACTTGCAGACGTAGAAGCAGCCAGTATCTTTGATCCGTTTTCAAGTTCTAGACTCCCTTTGTTCCATGAGATTATACCCTGTTGCATCCATTTAGGCAAATTCTCATATGCAGTCTGCAATCTACTTAATAAGTCTCTAGCAGTTGCTGCCTTGTTAGCAAGAATACCAATGTTAGTGCTATCATTAAAAACAGCATAATGTAAGAGATAAGATACAGAAGTGGTAGACTTACCAGTCTGTCTAGGCATCTTACATATATTGAATCTATTCTCATGAAAGTTTTTAATTAACTTCTCCTGAAAATCATATGGATGGAATTGAGTTAATCCTTCATCCAAAGAAACAATCTTAATATAGTTCTTGGCAAAATATACTGGATCCTTCTTACATTTAATAAATTCAACAATCTGCTCTTGGGTAAACTCATGAGCAGTATTAGCCTTTTTTAAATTGGGATTACCAAGATAGACTTCTTCCTGAGACATAACAAAATTTACTTATTAGGTTTTTCGTTATCTAATAATCCTTGTTTAAGCATTTTGGATAACTCGGATGTAGATCCTACAAATAGTGCATTATTTGTAACATTACTTGGACCTTTATCTTTATCCTCATCAATATCTTTAACTTTCTTTTGAAGTTCCATTAACTTATCAGTAGTATCAGCAACTGACTTAATGATCTGTCCTGCAACTTCATATGCTCTTGGACTTGCACTTTCACCAGCAAGTTCTAGTATACCATTAAGAGATTCTTGTCCTTTCTCTATAAGTGAATATAAATTAGCACGAGTATAATCATAGTCTTTATCAATATCATCACTTACATTTCTAAGCTGATCTTTTCTCTTAGCACAACCCCCTTCTGGAGTTGTACTTACATCAATAGCATTAGTTGTATTTAATGCATCGTCAATAGAATCATAATTACCCATAACTTTAATTATACGTCAGCTTGTTGAGTTGGACTATAAGTTCTACCATCAGTATAGAACGTAGTAGTTTCATTGAATCCGAAGTTATCATCCATATCAACTAATAAGTCATCTGCTGCGGTTAATACGTCAATTGATGTATTTTCCAAATGTGTTGTCTTAGTAGTACCATCATAACCTCTGGAAACAATAAGTGTCAAGTTATCAGGTTTTTCTTTAATCAACATAATCTCATTATCAATAATAATTCTATTATTAACTGCAAAGTTAGTAGAATCATTTACAGCAAATCTAGTCTTAGTCTTAGTTAATGCTTCACGTAAGGTAGCAGTATTATCATCATTATAATCTTCTCTTGCTTCAGGTGTAGCAGTATATCTGACTTCTCTTTTTGCTGTAAGTGATGTATCTGCAGCATAATCGACCTGAACCTTCTTAATAAGACCTTCAGGTGTATCAGCAACTGGACCGAATAGATAAGTCTTAGCACTAAAATTTAGTGTGTATATTAATGCTCTTCTAGTTGAAAAATCTCCTTCATAATCATCTTGGAATGAAATATTATCCAAAACAATTGGTACATCTCTCTTTTCATTAATTGTATCAACTAAATCAATACTTATATTAAAAGATGGTTGGAAATATGGAAGTATCTGTTCTACTATCTGTAATGCGTCATCGTTTAATTTAGTTAAAATATTTAATTCAAATCCTACATTATAAGGAACAGGCATATAAACCCTTCTCATTTTATTATTATCATCAAGTGCTTTGAATACTTGAGTTATACCAGACTTTCTTGTTGCATCATATGTAATATTAGTCATCTCAAACGACATTCTTGGTAATGTAATTTGAACTGCTCTGTTCAAATCTGGGTTTTGTTCCAATCTTGCTAAGAATTTCTGCATTGGACCATAAGCCAATGGAACTCTTATTTCACCACCAGGAACACTACTAGAAGATTTATGTCGTATGCGAATATCATTAAATATCGTACCAAAAGCAACGACTGTCTTTCTTAATACTTGATGATAAAAATAAGTACCTAACATTAGTATACACCGAATGGATTGGATTCTGTAAAGTCTAATAACGAATCTGCTTCAGTCTCAAATTCATCATTAGAATCAAACTCATCATATATATCTCTATTGTCCCATTCATCAACAACATACTGAGCAAATTCTCCAGTAATCGTTGATGATGTACCAATAACCGTTTCACCTGGATAGAATCCAGCAACTGTAGTTCCTATACCAACTTGAGATATCTTAAGAGTTCCAGTATCTTCATCCCAATCTTTAACTCTTGCGTCAGTTCCTGATAGTTGTCCATGAACAACCTCATTAAAGAAGAATGTACCAACTCCAGAAGTTGCAGGTGCAGCAATAACAACATTAGGAACAGATGTATATCCTTGACCTGGATCTGTAATTCTCAAAGATGTAAGTACATTATCAGCATTAACAACTGCTTCAGCAGTAGCAGTAGTTCCAGCACCACCTGGTCCTGCAATAGTTACTATAGGAGGAGTTGGATATCCAGCACCTTGATTAGTAAGAGTAATACTCTTAACACCTCTCAGAGTTGTTTCTATTGTTGCATCTGCAGTTGCTCCAGTTCCATTACCACCAACAATTGTAACTGTAGGTGGTGAAGTATATCCAGATCCAGCATCAGTTAATATAATTCTTTCAATAGAATGTACACCTTGCCTGACAGTAGTAATTGCAACAGCACTCGCATCTTGTCCTGATGCATGACCTGTAGTAGAAATAGCAACTGTTGGAGTTGCTGTATAACCACTACCATCTTGAAGTAATCTAAGTTCTCTTATATAACCAGATGGTTGAGATAACACTGCAGTTGCAGCAGCAGTAGTTCCTGCTCCAGTTACCTTAAGGGTTGTAATAAATCCTTCATCTTCTACAATTTGATCAATCTCCTCAATAGAAGTATCAATAACCTCATTCTCATATTCAAAGAGTTCACATTTTAATTGATAAACATAAGTATTACCTAACTGATAGAAAGGATCTTCATGCTCAACAAATTTAATTTCAAATAATCTACCACCTAATGGGAAAAATATTAAATCTCCTTCTTTTGGTCTACTATCTACTATAACTTCTTCATCTGGAAGAGCAACCAAAAACGCACCAATAAAATCTTCAAATCTTTCTTTTGATATAGTTACACTTAATTCATCCCTAACTATACTCATACCAAACTTGGTCATAATATCAGCCTGACCACCATATCCTTCATAATTATTAACATAGACTTCTAACTGAAAATTATCATCAAATTTAGAAGTTTGAACTTCTTCAATAACAGTTTGTCTATTAACGAATTTTCTTGGTATATAAGTTACCTCAACACCAAAAGTCCTCAACTGTTCGTTGACTAAATCTTGAACAAGTCTTTGTTCACTAGCTGCACCTTGTAGAAAATAAGAATTTAAAGCCATGTTATCCTATGAAGTCCAGTGGTGGTAACTCATACTCAAGTTTGAATCTTTCTCTAAATGATTCCAATGCTTTTTCTGCATCATCATATATTTCTCTACCATTCATTTCGATTCCACCAGGAAGTTTAACTCCTTTAAATTTAATCATATTCTGTCCCCATTGACGTTTGATCAATAAGGTAACATATTCCTTCAAGAATATATCATTATAAATCTGATTAAAATCAGCAGGGTCTAATGCTCTCCAACAATCAAGAACTAAGTAATTATCTACAGTTTGAGCACCCCAATCCATATCCAAATACAATCTACCCTGTCTTTTATTAAATCTTATTTGCTTATCTGGTGTTAATAAGAAATCAATATCCTCCAAATAAGTCTTAGTCATTGCATACTGTAAAAGTTCAACTGAATTGAAGTAATATAAGTCATTTAAAAATAACTGATACTTAATACTAAACATTCCAGAAGATATAGAACTGGAATCAAACTTAAATATTTTTTCTACACCAACTACAGAATCTGGAACCTGTATAAAATTAGATGTTTCATACCAATTACTAGCTGTAGTTCCATATCCAGTTATCGTACTAGATGTACCTACGGTAGTAACTATACCTGCACTATTTGTACTACCACTATCATTTCTTGCTCGTCCTCTATCAATATCTTCCTGACTCATTCTGTATTTGAGATACATCCTCTCAACACCATCAAAATGTCTCTCATTAAACATCTGAATGCCGTCATCAACAGCATCTTCTATCTGTTCATCATCAACATTTATCTCTAGTACAGGAGCACCCAGCTTCCTTAAACAATATTCTATAAAGTCTTGTCTATTTGCTGGTTTCATCTTCTTCTAAGTCTTCTAGTAAATTGTCATATTTTTCTTGCAATTCTTTTAGACTTGCGAGAAGGTCATTTTTCTCATCCAAGAAATCTTGGGTTAGAGTTTGTACTTTTGCCTCTAATAAGACATTCTGATTTGAGAGTTGTGCTAATTTAGCATTATAAATCTGAATCAAAACATTAATGTCAACGTCAGTTTGATTAGCCATAGTTAGTTAATTAAAAAGTTCCCCCGTCTAGGGTATCAGTCCAAGTTGGTGTACCAGCAGCAGTTGTTGTTAGAACATAGTTTGATGTACTAATACCAGAAGCAGGTGCTACTGTGGATTTTTGTAATCCAGTATTATCAAAGTATACCACTCCACTGGTAGAAAAATCACCAGATTGATAGTATATACCTTTAATATCTAGGTAACCTTTAGTACCACTTATAGTACTATTGGTATCTGTTGCATCTGGAATGAATGTCCACTTACCAGTAGAATCATCATATCCAAAGAATCCAAGCTTAGTATTTGCTGTACCAATACCCGTATTATAATTGTATGAAATACCACGATCAGTATTGGTATCATAAGCATGGGTAATGGTTATCTGAACTGCGGTTGAAATACCAGCAGTAGTTGTACCATCAATATAGACTGTCTTAGAACCAGTATTATAAGAATGAACTGTAGTTCTACCTGCTCCAGGTAATGAAGCATGAGTTAAAGTATCACCAGTATTAATACCAGTAAGACTATCAAGAACGATTGCAGAAACACCACTACCAACTGTTGTTGTAACGGTTCTACTACTTGTTACATCACCTAACTTAAAGATAGTCTCATTTGAAGTAACTGATGTAGAGTTAACAGTAGTTTGAGTACCATCAACCTGTAAGTCACCTTTAATGATAACAGTACCTTCATTACTTAAACCATCTGGATATGGGTCAATATATAATTGATTTCCTGCACCAGATCTGGTAGCAATAATATTGGATGAAATACCAATATTATCAATCTCAACTCCACCAGTAACAACCATCTTACCAGTGAAGTTTGATTGTCCTTGGTAAGTTGATACACCAGTAACTAATAACGCATCAGTTTCTGTTGTTCCAGTAACATTAACTCCGTCAACACGGGTTTGTAGTTTATCTGCATTATTAAAATATAAATTTACTGAACTTCCTTCATTAAATACTGCCTGTGTTGCACCACCAGAAGCATTTCTAATTCTTAAAGTATCTGAATCTATTCTAAGTTCACCCGTTCCAAGATCTTGAATATGACTATGCCCACCTGCATGTTTTATCTGAAGATCTTCTCCAGTACCCCAACTAGAAACAACATTATCAAGATGCTTTTGATTTCCTTCAAAGGTACTTATACCAGTAACTCTTAAATTACGAACAGTTGCCTCGTCAAGATTTACATCATCACCAACATATAAATCTCCACCTACATATAAATCTCCAGCAACAGTAGAAAGTCCAGCAAACTGAACTTCACTAGCAAATGTCCAAGGAGCACCAGTTACTCTTACTCTATCTGTACCATCTTCATCATATTCTATCTTGGCATCTTTACTAGTACCAAAAGTGAAGAAAGTATCATCTGGAACTACTATCTCACCACTTCCATTAGGATCTAGAGTAATATCACCATCAGTATTAGTTGAAGATATTGTATTAGCATCAAAAGTTAAATTATCTACATTCCATTGGTCAACCTTACGGTTTGAATCCAAAACAGCAACAAATCCATTAGTAGCTGTTGTTGGGTTATTTTGTCCAGCAACCAAACCTGGAGCAATACTTAATAAGTCTGTATAATATCTACCGCCAATTTCCTGTGGATTAGAAGAGTTATCTCCAATAAATGTTCTACCACCTTTATTACCGTGAGTACCTACACCAACAGTGTTTGCAACTTCACCGTAGTTAAGAGACCCTGGTGCAGCAGTACCAGTCGATCTTTTTACTCGTATAATACTGGCCATTAAAAGCTACCTCCGTTGATATCTAGATTCTGTGTTACACCAGGTGTTAATGATAATGTTGCTTCCCATTTTGATAATGTAGAGTTGTAAACCAACACCATACCATTTTGTGGGGTATTTGCACTTACATCATTTAATCCAGACAAGTTAATAGTTTTTGATCCTGATAAGGATGAAACAACTTTAACTGCTGGTGCTTGACCAACTCTTACTCTAATAGGCATAATTATCACCCATGCGTAGTTACTCCAGCTCTAACCATTACAGATCCTTCAACTACTCTAGTTACCGTATTTGCAGTGTCAGTAACTAAAATATCATACACATACCTTCCTCCTTTTATACCTGCACTTGCAGTAGATGTTAAACCTACTTTAATTACACCTGTAGTTGGATTTGGAATAGTAGCATCAAACGTAACTTTTGCTTTACTAGTAGGATGCTTTCTCATAGATGATTTAACCGAGTAACCAGTCAAATCCAATAGAGCAGCAGACTCACTATCTTCTAGAGTAAATGTTTGTTCAAATGTTGTTCCAGTATTGATAACTAGATTACTAACATAAACAGCAGCCATTTATTATAATACTAAGGGGATCTAGAATATATTTATACTATTTTTGTTATCTGTTTTAGCATTGACTTTATTTCGTCAATATCCTGCTT